GCGTTCCAAGCGCGGGGTTGACCATTGTTGAATTGGTGAACAGCAGCGCATTAGTGACTTGTTTTGTCGTGCCCCCTTGGACGATTGGCAAAACGTCTGTTGTAGCCGCAGCCGTAGCTACAGGAAGGGCTGAAATTGCAATGGTGGCCATATTAGTAGTTTCCTGCGTAAATGTTAAAGCGTTGACGAGTCGCCACGATGGCGTAAGGCATAGACATCACATCATCTGGGTTGTTGATGCGTTTCAAGTTGCGCTTGCTGGTCATGGCAATACGCTGCACTTGGGGGCTTGGTTCAACACCAAACTCAGGTGCGATTTCCATCGCCAGATTGTAGGTAAACGCCCGCAGGTAACCTGGCGGGAAGAACAAGTCAGTCCCCAAGGTGGCAGGGTTGTTTAACTCTTGCACCGAGACAAAGTGCCACTCCAAGTCGCGTGTTGGGCGCGGGTAGATGGACATCGTAACGTCTGGGTAAGTCATGTTTACAAAAATGACTTGTGGGTACGTTGACGTTACGGTCTTGACCGCAATGCCGTTGTACTGCTGCTGGTTGATAAACTTGATGCCGAACGACACGTTGGTGCCAGGGTCGCGGAAGTAAGTCGCCTCATCCAGCAGCACGGGCCGCAAGCCAATAAAGTCGCCCGAGGGGCCAAGCGTGCGCGTAATTTGCCCTGCGGGCCAAGTAAAGATTTGATCTTGAGTGCTAAACACTGAAAGACGTTCGGTGTTCCACGAATCAATCATCTGATTCATCGCCATCAGACTGTCTTGCGAAACCGAGGCTGACGTTGTTTCGCCTTCGGCCAACACGCCAATCAGACGAAGCGCCCGATTGATTTGATCGCCAGCCGTGTAAACTGCCATGTCAGACTCCTTCGGCTACAGCCTTGCGTGTGTATTTGCGCTTGACTTCCAGCGCGTTGACTGCTTCTTCAGGTTCTGAAGGCATGTCCGGATTGTAGCGTGTCCAGCCGTTTGTTTCATCAAACACGGCCTCAAGTTCCATCGTGGCAACTTTAGCCCCGTGGATTGGATGAAGCAGATAGATCATTGCCATCAGTGTTTTCCTGTTTCAATTGCTCAAGCCAGTACCCGCAGTCTTGTAACGCACCGAGCGTTGCGTCCAAATCGGAACGCAAACGCTCGGCTTGTTTTTGCAGACTTTGCACCCGATCCATGATCACTTCACGGGTGATCATCTTTAAGCAGCAATGGCAGCAGTGACGTACAACGGCAGATAGCGGATGCCATCAGGCGTAACGACTTTAAGCGCTTGAACTGGACGGATTGTTGCACCGGATGTTGTGTCTTGCAGGAGCTTACCCGAACCCTTAGTCACACCAGCCAGATTGAACAAAGTGCCGCTTGTGTCGAATGTTGCTTTGTCAGCGCCATAAGAACTCAAGTAGAGGAACGATGTGTTCGTGCCAGTCACAGCGCCGCTAGGCATACCGACTTCAGCTTCAATCGCGGCGTAGGTTCCTTGTGTGCAACCAGCAGACAAAACAACTTCGCCGACAGTACCAGAAGCCAAACCAGTAACTCGGCCACTTGCGCCGAATTCTAGGTAGCCATACAGACCGTTAGCGTATGCGCCCAGTGCAACATTTGCTTCCAAGTCTGATTTGCTTGCCCAACCCACACCACCCACACCCGTGAGGGTAAGCGTAGTGGTAGATGCAGCAGCATTGCTACTTCCGGTGGTGGCATTTGTTACGGCAATGTTAGACACCGCAGTAGACGTTACCGTACCAGTAATAGTCGAGTTGTTAATGACCGCACCGTCTAGGTACGGGTCTTCGTAAGCAACACCAATAGGTTTTGTATTCGTAGCCATGATTTTCCTTTAGAAACAGGGGCCAAAGCCCCCGTTAGGTTTAAGCAATACGATAGCAGGTGTAAGTGCCGTCGCCCGTTTTACGAGCGCGGAAAATAGCACCGAAGCCAGACGCAGTGGTCAGGCCAGAGCCAACCAAAGTCCAGCCGGTATTGACAGTCAGCGTGGCTACGCCAGTGCTGGTAGACATGACAACAAAGTCAAAAGTGCTGCCAACTTTAGCGCTGCTGATTTCTGCATCAACGCCGCCCACGCCAGCCACCAGCGGAAGCTGAAGGTTGTTGGCATTGGTTTGCGTGTACAGAATGATGCCGCCTTCCAGATCAGCAACCGTCAAAGCGGCAGTTGCATTAGCTGTATAGGTTGCAGGGGCTGGGGCATAGCCCAGTACGATTTCGTTCAGGTTGCCGTCACCGAGTTGGTAACCGCCGCCGCCGTTTGGAAGTGCCATGATAATTTCCTTAAAAAAGATTTAAAAAACGCCCCCGAAGGGGCATTAGGTTTAGCCCCAGATGCGGCAAGCCATTTGTGGACGGATGGCGCTGTAGCCATACAGAACGTCAATACGGCAAGGCATACGGTCGTTGTTGATGTCGTACTGACGAACAACACGCAGGCTGATACCGTTGTGAACGGCACGAGCAGCCATGTCAACGCCTTGTGGCAGCAACAGGTCAGCAGTGGCGAACGTGATGGCATCCTTGTGGTAAACCAAGTTCTGAGCGAACTGGCTGGAAGCAGCGCCAACGAAGGTCACAGTTGCGCCAGTTGCAGGCAGCACATCCATAGTAGCCAAGGCGTGGTTAGCCGAGTACATAGGATACACAGTCACAGTCCAAGTGCCAGACGATGCGGTGGCATCAGCCAAAGCAACGAACTGATACAGCGAACCAGTGGACTCACGGGTCTGTGGGTTGACTGCGTTGCAAGCACTGACAGTAAACACATCACCAGCTTTAATGGTCGTAGACACAGAGCCTTGTTCCAGCAGGATGGTCGAAGCGCCTTCAGCGGTAACGCCTGGGGTCTTAACCAAAGTGGAAGCAGAAGCGCTGCGCGAGCCAGTGGTGTGCTGCTTGATTGACTGAGACATATTGACTTCATCAAAGCCCAACACGCCGGTGCCCATCATGCCGTTGCGGAACTGCTTGGAGATAGTGTCGGTCGGATTGAACAGACCTTTCATACCTTCGACCAGACCGGCGTTGGCCGCTGGGTTAACAGTAGCGTAACGTGGCGACATCACAGCAGCGTTTTCGTTCAGCTTCTGTTGGGCTTGGAGCAGCACCAAAGAAGTTGAAGGAACGGTACCAGGGGTGCCAACGGTGTTGCCGATGTATTTGTATGCATTGGCAACGTCAGCATCAATGCTGGAGGCCAATTGCGAAATACGCGGCTTAAGCACACGTTCTGCGAAGTCATCCAATTGCATGGTCAGTTCAGCAGATGTGAAGTTGACGCCGATATGCTTTTGGTTGGCGACCGACAGGGTGGTGAACTGCTCGTTGTCGTCCTGAACTTGCAGGGCGGCACCGTCAGTGACCAGAGCGCGGTCAGGCAGGCGGATACGCAGGGTGGAACCGATCTTGGCACCTTCAACAGCGAAGCTGTCGTCGTACTGACGGTTGACGTTGCGGGTAAGGACCAAGTTGTTTTCGAGAATCTCAAGCGCTTTGCGCGTGATCATGTCGATTGTAAGGATCGAGTTAGACATTTAAATTTCCTAAAAAAAGTTAGCGGATACGTTGCGATTCGAGCTTTTTCATCTGGCGTGCCCTATCAGCTTCAATCCACTGCGAAGCCGTCATGGTCTTGATAGACCGTGGGTCCGTAGTGTCATGTGCTGGCGAACCGGAAGTTCGGGCAGTAACAGGTGAAATCGGCGCTGGCGCTGACGTTGTTCGTTTGACCGGAGGTTCTGCGGCCAATTTGGCCTCAATCTTTCCAATCTCTTTTGCCTGACCGAGTGGCGTCATGCGTGAGATGCGTTCCGCGTCTTTAGGGTTGGAACCGAGATAGTAAGCTAGCTCAGGGCCAATGTCCGAAGACTGGATCGTTTCGGCCATCACATTTGTAATCGGCAGCTTGGGATTGTATGCAACTTGTTCAAAGTCATCATACTTAGCCCGCGCTTCTTCTTCCAAATCTTGATAGCTTTCGAGAATTTGCGATTGCTGCTTGGCTGCTTCACGCTTGGCGATTAGTTCTTCTGCCTTCTGGTAGGCCAATGCGTCTGCATAGGCTTCAGTAGACTCAAACTGATCAGCGGTGGCAGTTGGTGCGGCTCTCAGCGTCTGCTGTTCAGACTGGCGCTGCGCTTGCTCTCGTTCCCACTTACGTTGCTCTCTTGCGAGGCGTTTGCCGATTGCAGCATCAAGTTCCTCTTGCGAGAATGTCTTGGTTGGCTGTTCTTCGACGGTTTCCGGCGTTTGAACTTCAGTTTCAGGTGCAGCCGTTGCAACCTGTTCTGGCACGGGTAGTGACTCCGCTGGTACTTCTTCTAGCATTTATGAATCCTTGGATTCCTCGGTCAACCTGGCCGATACGGTTTTGTGAATTATGCCTTATTTAAATCTTGTGCAATGTAAGTTTTTGCCCATTTTAAATCATTGTCGTACGCGCTTTTGCAGTGGTCAACTTGCCAAAAAAGAATGGCGTTAATTAACTTTTTAAGCCGCCAGTTTTCGCGGTGGCTGCGGCCACTGACCGACTCATTAGGATGCCCGAGCAACAAAACAACATTAAACCATTGGCTTGTTGCAGACCAAATGCCCATAAGGTACTTACGCAATGTCATGTTAGCTGTAATACGAGATGTTCAAAATACCGCTTGCGGATTGTTGAATAAAGCGAATTTTTGTCAGGTCGCCATCGTATTGAAACGGGACACCGACCGCAATAGGCATTCCAACGGTAGAACTTGGGGCTGTTCCGTCATCGCGCCAGCGCACGGGAGCGCCTTCGGCCACGATCAAAGCCAACACGGGCCTTGCGTTTAAACCTTCCGGCGACTTGATCGGCACTGTCAGAGCAGTGGATGCGGTCAAGTCTGTGATCTGCTGGTAGCCAAAACAAGTCGTTACGGCTTTAAGGTTCATGGTCATGTCAAAATCTCCGTGGTTGTGTAAACGATCTTATGATAATCGGTGGCTCATAAGACTCATAGGGTGGCGATAGGCCAAAGTTCCAGCCGTCATTATTACCCGCATCGGTATTTTCATAGTCGGCGTAAGCAGTCCAAGACGCGCCACCTATAGCATTTGAGTCTCGGATGGTCAGATCGGCTACGGTCACTGTGCCGCTGGCCTGCGATATTGTCGCTTGGCTGCCTGGCGTTGTTGACTCAAGGGACTTAGTGTTTGCGTTGTTTGCAACAAAAGACCCGACTGTGCTGGTCACGCCAGATTTAAGTTTTACTGTGCCGTTAACAATCGTAAACGTCCGCGTAGAACCTTGTGTAAGTGCGTCTTGGAAAGCAAACGTGCCGCCGATACCATTAAAACTAAGCCGAAAATCTAAAGTTACGCCGTTTAACGTAATGTTTTGATTTGTTGTTGATAAAAATTGAGTTAAGGCGGTTCCAGACGCAAAAGTCATATTAGGCGCTAAAGTTAAACTGCCATAAAATGATCTTGTTGCATTATTAACGGCTGATATTCCAGTGTAGCCTGTAAAATTTACCGAACCTAACGCGCTCATGTTGGCGATATTAATAGTATCTGACCCAGCAGAAATGTTAAAATTAATTGCATGGGCTTCACCAGAACTAGCTGTAGAATTAATGGTTCTAGTTCCAGTTGAACCAGCGTAAACGCAATTTACTTTTGATGTTCCTGAAATAGTAAAGTTGGTTGATGTGGCGTTAGTCCAAACTGTAGCGTTATTTCCAGTAAGATTTATTGAGCCAGAGCCAAAAGTAATATTTCTAACATTAGCGTTTGAAGTACTAAAAATATTACAGGTTAAAACAAAATTACCTATTGTTAACGTGCCTGATGTCAAGGTAAATGTACCAGACATAGTGTGATTAGCACCTAAAGTTAATCCAAGCGTTGCGCTGTTTAACGATGCGGTAGCGCAAACCGAACCAGCCGCAGTTGTACAAGTTCCAGTTCCAGATGCAGAGTCAAATGTTACTGTGTCTGCGTTGGTGGGCGCAGCTATACCAGGCAAGCCGCCAGAAGTTAAAGCCCAGTTAGCAGTAGAGCTTGCATCCCAAGTTCCACTGCCGCCCACCCAGAAATATGTTGCCATTTGTAGTTTTCCTTTTTACAAACGTCAGTCTGCCTGATACACACCAGAAATGTACAGCGTTGCAGCCGTATCAATTGGTACGCCTGAAAGTGCAGCTGCTGCCGATACTTGATAAAGCAACATACTTTTAGTACCAGACTCTGGAGCTGCCGCAAGATAATTGCCTGCTGTATACGCCAAATTACTTGCTATGACGTTTAGCGTGGTAAGCCTATTAGCTGCGGTCAGAGCAGTAAATGGTAAACCCGTAATACGAATATCCCCTGTTCCAGTATGCGCCGTCCAAATAATTGTTATTTGCACAAATACCATACGCCCAACTATGGTGTAGCTTCCAGTAGCCACGCTGTAAGTTCCAGTGCCCGCAGAAGTTGTACCTTCAATCTTTACAGTAAGATCGGCTAAGACACCCTGCTCATAAATCGCAAGTCTGCTGTATGCGACTGTTCTTGCGTCAGGAATGCTATCGCTAGTGTTATCAAAATTAAGCACGCCATTTGTAGGCATCACCAAATCCAAAGGCATATACGCTCTGGCGGTGTAGAAACAAGTCAGAGTCGCATCTTCTGAGCCGCCAGAACCAGATTGAATAGTAG